TAGGTATTACGCACCTTCAACGCCAAATATTCCTCTAGGATCAGATACGCCAAAAACGTATCTTGCTCTAGCTTTATATCTAACATTTCCAGTATCGAAATCGCCTTCCATCTTAGTTGTAAGAGGGGCTCTGTCGAAATGTTTCATACCATTAGGGACATCTGTAATAATGTACCAAGAATCAGTATCTGTTAAGTAATTGTTCACTCTATAACCTTGAGGAATCATACCCATAGATTTGATTGCATTGATATCATTGTCAGCAGTTGCTGTTCTACCTTGAGATTTCATCAATCTCTCAGCAGTGAACTGACCAGCAGATGGAATAATCATCTTCACACCCTTAGCAGCAATTTTTAAACCTCTTTCATCAGTTAGCGCAGCAATATCAATTAATGCTTGCTCCAATGAAGTTTCGTTTAAGTCTGCTTGAGTAGAGAGAGTATTTGAGAAACTCCCTGCTAGTGTAGTGTGTGATGTATTAAACAAAGAAACACCATCACCAGAATCAAAATTATCTACTCCTGGTAGACCTTGATTCAAAGGTGTTGCGCCTTTCACTTGTTTAGTATTTGCCATCGATCTTGCTAGTGCTTTTGTGTATCTTGAAGCAAGTTTGTCATACAGGTTATCTTCAATAGCTTCCTCAGTGATAGCAAAAGCGAGAGCAATTGTCTCGTTAGTGTATCTTGCTGTGAAAGTTTCTTGTGCATCGTCATAAGTTACCCCTTGTCCTTCTGGTTTAACTGATGCGTTTGCAAAACCTGACAACATAACTTCTTCTTCAAAAGCTCTGTCAGATGATTCAGTCGTGTATATTTCAGCCGACTGATTTTCGTATTGTTTATATTCCAGGCCGAATAGTGCATTCAAACCTGGCTCTAGTTCTTTAACTAGCTGATTACGTGATATTGCCATTTTCTATGCTCCTATTAAGATAGTATAGCTGAATTGTAGTAGATTGATTCATTCAATCTTACGACCCAGTTACTATTCGCGTTGCCTGTATCAGAGTTGCTCGGATCTCCGGATAAACGAACTATTCTAAATTGAGCAGTAGTGAAACCTGAGGTTCCACCTATCTCCATTACAGAATGTCCATTAATCGTTGAACCTGCAGCATATGTTCCTTGATCAATTAGACTACCTACGTCCGCTTGAGTCAGAGTACCTGATGTCTGCACCTCATATAATTGTTGAGGGTTATCATAACAATACGCGTCTATTAGACCAGTCGTGATATTAACAGCTCCTGGGTAATAGTTTTTCCATGTTGGTTTAGAAGTGGTTGGATCGATATAGAAACAGCCATTAAAAACACCAAGATTCAAAGTTGTAGCTGCAATTGAACCGAAAATATATCCTGCTACGGATGTAGTTCCTGCTCTGTCAGTTACAGTACCATCACCCATTCCAACTAGATCGCCTTGAAATATAGCGTTAGTCCAGTTGTCATTGATTTGATACTTTGAAGTACCCTGTGTTTCATAGCTAGATCCTGTACCGCCAATAGCTCTAAAGCCAAATGCAGCGTCTTGATTTGCCATGTTTATCTCCTTACAGTGTGACCTGTCCCGTTAGGGACCTCCAGTCACGGTTTATTTTAAAATTTCGTTGGTTGAATTGTTAAAAAATTAACGTTTTCTTCCACCGAAGGTTGTACGAGACTGTCGATCAATATCGATCGGCATACTCTTATGCTGTTCCTCTCGAAGTCGATTGTCTACTGCTTCAATCTGTTCAGTTGATAATCTTTTAAAATATTCTGAACGTTGTCGCGCGATTTCTTCAGGTACCCTTGTTAGCACAAGGCCTCCGTGCCCGATAATCCCTTTATACTTGCCATCCGGTATTGCTGCGTAGTCCTCTTCTGGATATTCGTCGGCTCTTACTAATTCATACCCTGACCTTAAGCGTCCTTGTATGTTTTTCGTGTCGACGTACCCTAAGATTTCTACCCTGACCCATCTGTGTCTGAATCCAGCTGGCGCGTTGGGTGTATCTAAGTACGATGGTGGAGTCCAAACTTTTTTACGTTGTGTTTTTTCCCTTGTTTGGCTCGCACGGGAAGTTTTATTTTCTTCTTGTTTCATATGCTATTCTCCCTCCGTGAGTCTTAGTTGTCTTGCATACTCTTCTAGTGGCACACGCAATTTTTTAGCGATTGCTACCTGTGAGGATGTGAGTTTCACAGTTTTGCGACTAGTCTTTGAACTACGCGTTGCAGAGGCAACGTTTTGTGTAGGTTTACTAATCTGTTGTTCTACCTTACCAAATTTATGTGGGAATTCAAGCTTTATTCTTTTATCAATTTCCTCATAATAAGAATCTGACTTTGGATCAAATCCTTCTTCTTCAGTAAGCTTCCTATGTAGATCAAAAGCTGTGTAGGTCATGGCATTATCTTTGCCAAACCATTCATTTTTTTCCGCCCAATCTTCTGCTTTTGCATCTGGTGGCGGGGTTCGTTGAGTTGGATACTGAGCTGCGGGTCCTTGTTTTCTTGAATTTTCTCTAGCAGTTTCTTCCATCTGTTGTCTGCTTTTCATTTCTGCAAGTTTAGCTTGCTCATATCCTAATTGAGAGATTGCAGTTAAGGCTTCCACTTCAGCTTTTTTATCATCAGTTTCACGTGAAGTTGATAATTTAGCTTGGGCTGCTGCAAGGGAAGATTTAATTCTTCCTTCCATTTCAGTAGTGTATCCCTGATCTAAATCACTTGCCTGTCTGCCAAGATCATCTCTTTCTCTCATGACACGTCTAGCATAAGAAACAGCTTCTTCTTTTTGTCTCTCAGCTTCACGCATTTTTTTAGTAAGCTTGGCAATACGTTTTTGAACGCCTTCGCTATACTCTTCCATTTCTTTCTTTTGTTCTTGTACTGGTTCTTTTACTTCTTCTTTTACTTCTTCTTTTTTTTCTGGTTCGCTATCCTGAACATCAGGCTGCTTATCAGGTTCCGCAGGTGTGTCAGCGGGCTTATCACTGTCTTGAGTAGTTTTTTCATCTTGTATTTCTCCTCCTTCAGCTTTTTTATCTTTATCTAAATCAATTTCGGTTGCTTTTTCATCAGCATCCCCGACGTCAATTAGATCTTCTTTTTTTACTTTATCTTCTGGCATAGTTTCTCCTATGGTTACATTTCATGGAATATTTCCTCGGGGTCATCCACGGTCGCTAAAACTTCATCGTCATTTAAAAGTCTAACTTCACCCCCCTCTATTTTGATTCGAGATCCTGCATATCTTGCAAAAATAACCCAATTACCTTTTTTACACCACGGTCCTTCGGGATATCTTTCTTTATCTTTATAAGCCTGAGGCCCAACGGATAAAACAAGTCCACAAGTTGAGGCTACTTGAGCTCGTTCTAAAGCGTCATCAGTTATAATAATTCCACCTTTAGTTTTTTGTTTATGCTTGAAAGGAAGAACCAATAATCGCCATCCTGTAGGAATTGGCAACTTAGCTGTTTCGGAGGTTAAATCCTTTTTAGGTCTTTTAGGTTCTTTATCGTATTTTTCTTGGAGAGCCGCCTTATGTTTTGGGACTTCCTTTTGGTTTGATACTGATAACTGTTCCGTCACTGTTCTTTTGCTCCTTTTTTTCTAGCAGGGTGGATATCTCCTGACTTAGATACTGATATGTTCGTATCTGTCCTAACATATACTGATATTTTTCCATATTGTCAACACCACCAGAAACCAAGGCTGCAACAACATCATCATGACGCATTTTAATAATTCGTCTAATTTTATCTATAAATATAAAGTCTTCCATTATTTTTTTCTCCTTTTTGCTTTTTTCTTCTTTTTAACTGGTTTACTTCCATAAGCTTTTGTCCATTCACGCGCTATCTTGGGCTCATTCTTCCATAAATAACGTCTTTGTTTTTCTGATTTAAATGGCATCTTTCTCCTTACTAGGAATATTATAATCTTTCAAAACAGATAACTTCTCTTCGGCAGATGCAATTTTATGTAGTTGACTATCTAATTCTTGTTGATGATTAAGATGTTCACTGACCCCTACAGAATTTTCTAAAAGTAATTTAATCTTAACATCCGCTGCTGAGATCTCTGCTTCATACTGTTTTTCTAATGCGTCTATTAAGACTTGTCTCATTAAGATGTTTTCTGCAGATTAACTGCATTGGAACCTTTCGGACCTTGCTCCACTTCAAAAGTTATAGCTTGACCTTCGGCAAGGTTATCCATACCTGCACTTTTTAATGCAGACACATGAACAAACACATCTTTTTCTTTGTCGTCTCTTTCAATAAACCCAAATCCTTTGGTTGGATTAAACCATTTTACTTTTCCGTTTATACTCATTATGCTGACTTTCTGTCTCTTCCTATTTTTTTAAATGTTAATGCTAGAGCTTTAGCTCGACCTGTACATCCTGGTTTTGTAATCGGAGTACACTTTCCTTTAGTCCCTCTTCTTTTAATTGAAGCGGTAGCTTTTTGAATCCATCCACCTTTAGCGGCATAAATTCTTTGTTTAGTCTTCATTGGAAATTTTGCTGTTGAATCGAAATATTGTGGCACTGAATTATCTATTTATCTTTCCAGATTTTTTAGCAGACGAACCGAATCTTCCGTAAGATTCATCACGACTTGCTTTTAATTGTTTAGGTGTTCTTTTCTTTTTAATTCTCATTGCAATGGATTCATCTTTTCTATCAGTGTATCCTTGCTTTTTAGCTTTGCCACCTTTCTTCATTCCTTTAGAATAAGGAAATCTAGGTGTGTAAGGTCTTGTTCCAAAATCGTCTCTCATTATTTTTTCCCCTTCATTAGTGCTCTACCAAAACCACGTTTTGCGGCTCCAGTAACTCTTCCACCTTTTTTATAATTAAAATTACCTCTTCCTACATGAGTTCTCATACGAGTTGGATTATGTAAAGGATGCATTATATTTTTAGGTGCCGATGCTGCTGCAGCATGAGCTGCTCTAATCTTTTGTCCTATATGACCTGTGGGATCATCAGGATTGCCTCCGGTCATTTTACCTAAATATGAACCAGTTGTATCTGCAACATTTGAAGCTTTTTTGGAAATCCAATTTTTTGCCGCTGATGCCGCATCTATTCCAGAGGGTCTATTAGAAGAAATTTCTCCTTTACCTCTTCCTAACATCGCTGCTCCGCCTGCTAAGGCTAATGCAGCTAAAATCTTTTTATTTCTTCGTCTACTTTTCTTTGACATGATACCCTTTTATATGTTTTTTATTATTTTTTGTCTACCTTATTGTTTCTTCCATTTCTAAATACCTGCGTCCCCTTTATACCAAAAATGCTCGCGCAAACCAATACCCAAAGGGAAGTAAACCATGTCGGCAGCTGCTGGAAATGCTCGAAGAAGATTTTAACCTTATTTAAGGCATCCGGATTGTCACTGAAAACACCCCAGGCCAAAATAATTATGGGCGCCGAGAGAATGACCAAAACGAATTCGTCCTTGAGATCTGTCTGTCGGGCTTCTAAAAGCTTGCCCTGGTAAGATTCCTCACCACGGGCTTGTCGCTCTGCATGCAATAACTGTGCATCAGACATAGCTGCTTTTGCTTTTTGTCTATTGGAATATATTTTCGCTCCAGTTTGAAGAGCTATTCTCGCTAAACCGAACCAGGCCATATTAGAACCAAGTTGCTGTCTTACGTTTGCTTGCTAGCATTCTTCGAGTACCTTGAACCTTAACTGTTGTTCCAACACCTATTTTGCTAGGTACACTATCTGCGTTAGTAATGATTTCAGATCGAGGGTCGTTACGACTAGTATCAAGTTGTGGCTTGTACTTTTTTCCTCCTTCTGGAACTCCTACTTCTCTTTTTGCCATAATTTTCTCCTTTTAAATTAATATACTATCTTCTAGGGCCTTTCAAGGTTTTAACATCTTTACGTTTCATCCTATCAGAATATACTTTGACTTGATTAGCCATTTGTTGTTTTTGGATCGAAGTATCAGCTCTTAGTTCAGCTAAGTCTTCATTCTGTTCTAATTTATCATCAAACTGCTCTTGACCCATTAATTGTTTAGATTTCTCCATATTAATCTTCTGGTCTGCTTGTTCACGTTTAGCCGAGTCATCCATAGCTCTTAAATCTAGTTCTCTTGCTTTTAATTTAGCAATTGGATCATTTCCAAACTGACCCATGATCTTATTTTCTTCATCTTTGAATTCTTGCATCATTTCAGCAATTAAAGTTGCTTTTCTAGCTTCAAGTTTCATAGAAACTTGCATCATTTGTTGTTGAAACTGGGGATTCTGCTGCATTTGAGGATTTTGTTGCGACATTTGCTGCATTTGCTGCATTTGTTGTATTTCTTCTCTAAATTCGACTTCAATTTGTTCTTGAGCCATCATTGAAATGTGTTCAAAGCAGTTTTTTTCCAAAGCACCTAAAATCATCGGATTATTTCGAGCTAAATTAGTAGAAATGAAATTTAAATGCGAAGTTATGTGCGCTTGGTGGTTCTGACCTTTAAAAGCTTGGAAAGGTTTTTGGCTTAATGCCATAATATTCTCTACCGCCGGATCTAAAGGCGTCGGTTGAGGTGGAGGAGGTAAAATTTTATCAATTTCTTTCACTCCGATCGCACTATACATAGAATAAAACGCTTCATACAAATTATGAAGCTGTGGATTAGCCATTGCGAGTTGTAATTCGGTTTGTGCCATTGAAATTCTTTGAGATTGAGAAAAAATATTTGGATCTGCAACCGGAACAATATCTACTTTGTCATCAAAATCTGTAACTTTAACATTTCGCTGTGCTCCAACTACATCATAAGGATATTCAGGAGGTAAATAAGTTTTAAATACGCCAGCTAACAAATTAAATTCTTGTTTAAGCCCCACAAACAATCGTTTGTGAATCGCTGACATGACTCGTGAACCACGTTCTAAGAGTGCGATGGTCGTTCCAACAGCGGCCTGTTGGTTGCCGTCTCCGACCTGCATATCAGCGATGGCGGCAAATCTTTGTCCTGCTTGGACAACAATTCCCATCAAAGACAATAAAGTCTGTGATGGTTCTTTGAAAGGTAAAGTCATAAAAGCGTCCT